TGCCGCCGATTCGGAAGAATTCTGCTGTCCTTCGCCGCCTGCCGTCGCGGCATCATCATCCGGCAGAATAACATCGTCGTTGACAATCAAATCTTCTGGCATGATAAAACCTCCTCAGTTTTAAGCCGTGGTGGGCTGTTAAATTTTCCGTGTTTTCACAAGCCTGAAAACAAGTAAAAGGGCATTAAAAAAGCGCCATTTCGGACGCTAGTTGACTTTTCTTCTTTCTGTCTTAAACTTCGTTGCATTGCTCAAATCAAGCCCTGCGAAATCGTCGCATTTTGGGTTGATGCAAACCATTTTTAGTTCCTGAAACACATCGGTTGAATCTTCTTCGCTCACAAATCGGCTTCCAGCAATCATCATCTTGCCGCCGCAAGTATCACATTTCACGCCCCACCACCTCCTTCCACGTTCATGGCGTATGGTCTGGGTTGCCTGATATGCTCACGTATAAGCGCCTTTGCCTGTTCCTCATATGCCATGGGGTCATTGCGCTGCAACATTCGCAGTTGATTTCGCGCTTCGTCGGGGAGCGTCGGTTCAATCTCCCGCATTTCCTTCGCCATTATCTCCCACATGAATTGCTCGTTTTCCGCCCTTCTCCGCGCTTCTTCGCCTGTCCTTGCCTCAATCAAGCCTTCCTTGTCGGGGATGATGCCCTTCTTAACCCGTTCAAGCCACTCGACAAAGGTTATCCTGTCCTGCGCTAACAGATTATCAAGCGTCTGCTGCTGTGCGGCTTCGTCAAATGGGCTGGACGGACTTACGTCTATACGCAGTTTCAGGCGCATTTGCTTGAGTGTTTCCGTATCGAGCGTGATAACCTGTTTCACGCCGTCTTTAGTAATCTCTATCTGTCTGTCCGTGTACTGCGTGTATTTGGACATCCAGAAATCAAGCCATATTAAACCGACGTCCTCGATGTAACGGTAAAATCTCTGCTTGATATTGTTGAGCGGCACCGCTGCGTTTTTGCTGTTGACGATGATAGCTGATGTATTCGTCGGCGCAGCTTCTCCGAGTATGGATTCATTCGCGCCCGCAGCTTCCTTTGTCAGCGTAATAAACATCGTAAAGAAGCTCTGTACCGCCGCCGACAATTGCGCCGGCTGCATGTACTGTGCTACCGAGCCCACGCCTCCGGCGGAAGCGGCATCATTTACGGCTATGGCCTGTGTAATGTCGTTGCTTATCGACGTTATCCGCGATTTGTCATAAATCATCCGCGTAAACCCGTGCCGGTATATCCATAGGGCAATCATGGAAGCAAGCTTGTCTATGATAACCTGGTTTTGAATGAGCGAGGTTATTTCCGCTTCTCCGTGACAAGAACCCTTGCGAATATCCCAGTTCATCCACGCCACAGGGTAACGATGTAGTCCCGTGTCCCATGTGTCGCGAATCACGACGTATTCCGTTGACCGCCTCGCCATGATGTGCCATTTTCCGTCTCTGTATTCACGCCACATCTTCAGCAGGACAATGCACTTGCCGCTTTCCTCGTCCTCGTTCAGTTCTATTTTCGCCCTGTCTCCCGCCTGGTTTCCTGTTTCATTGTCGGGCGTGATGTTCTCTATCTCAGCCTCTATTTCATCTTCGGACATGCCCCTCTTTTCGGCTTCCCTGCGGAATTCGTCCCGCACTTCCTTGACGTTCTTGCGGAATGCTATAATGATGTAGGGCTGCACCGGTCCATACACGTTGTTGATTTCAGGGGTGTTCACATCGCCCAAAAACACGTTGACATTATCGACAAGATGCCCGTTTATGTCGCCCATTATGCCGTTTCCGGCATCTATGGATTCATCCCAAAACCAAAAGCTCACCATATCGCCGGATATTGCGGCATCCAATAGGCCGTTTGAATTCATCTCGTCAAACTTTGTGTTTTCAGCCACAGTCCGGGCGTAATCGGTCAATTGTGACGCGATTTTCCTTTGAAGAAGCGACAATTCGTCGTTGGCATCATCAGACACACCTTGCGGGGTGAAGGTCATTGACACCCTATCGGACGTAACCATCGCAACCTTAAAGTCAACTATCCTTTTAGCGTACGGCAGTACCGCCGCAGGAAGTCCGTTAGTTCTGACACCTTCCCAGTGCCGCTTGGTGTAAAACCGCTCGTTCTTGTCAACGGTCTTGTATAGTTCAAGACTGTTTTTATGTCCAATTCCTATTTGATATTGCCGCCAATCTTTTGTTCTGTCCAAGGTTCATCACCCCTTTTCTTCTTCCTCTATGTCGCCCGTGAAGCCGAGTATGTTTTTCAGCCCTTCTGCAAAAAGGTCGTCCGCCTTAATCTGCTTGCCGTGTTGTTTTGCCTCGTTTACCGCATCCTGCACGGCTATGACGGGGTTTTTAAGCGGCGGGGGCGCAATACCTTTCGCCGCATTCATACCGAGCCTCAGACCAGTTCTGAAGCCTAGATACAAGCATAAAAAAAGCACTATGCCTAGTGCTGTAGAGATTATGGCTATTACCATAGATCGTTCCCTCCATGATTCAAATATTCTGAGGTTACTTCTCCCCCGAAGTAGCTTTCTTCTTCTTTGCCGTCATTGTAGTAGGCTTCGTCGATGTCGCTTTCTATGGGCTTTTCCGCAGGCATAAAATAAAGCCAGTTCAACGCCTGACTTCCTGCGTCAACGTCGTCGTCCTTTTGTGTTTTCTTTTCAGGTCGGAAAGCGGCATACTGTTCAATTACCTCCGCCGCCCATGTGCAGGTTTCGTAAATGCCCGGAGCGACTTCGATTTTGTCAGGTATATACACGTTCCCGGCTTCCCACAATGGAAGCACGGCGTTAAGCCTTTCGGCCTTGCTTTTGGTCGCTTTTATCGCAATCAGGCCGCTTACCTTGTCACGCAACAGCCGGATTACCGCCGGGCCGTTTGCTTTGTCCTCGATAAGCTTGCCGATTGCGTCCGGATGCTTGATATTCCACGCATTTATGTTGTTCATCGTCTTTACGATGTCCATTCGCTCATTCTTGCGGTCTATGAGGTAATAATTTGCGCCTAATTTTGCCCAAATATGACCAGCAACCGGGTCTGTGCCGTCCGTATCTTTGAATGAACAGTCCCAGGATTGCACTTTCACAGGCCAGAATCCGGGCTTTTGCATTTCAAGGGTCAGCGTGAAGCGTTTCCACCATTCCCTTTTCACCATATTGCCCTCTTTTGAAGTCGGGTTCTGCTGGTACAATGCCTCCCAAGCCCTCAAACCGCCTTCCATCGGGTCGTTTTCGTATGACTTCTTCTTGTTCAGCAGCCAGTGTATGTCTTTGCCAGCTTCGGGCAAGAGTGCTTCTCCTGCTTTCCTGCTGATTTCGGGTTCGTCAGCCTCTGCTATGGCAGGAAAGCGTATCTCAAACCACTTGTCAGGCTCGGTTTGAAGTAAGTAGCCTATCAAATCATCCTCATTCCATCGGGTATGCACGACGATATATTTGCATTTCGCTGATGCACGGGTTTGTATGGTGTTCAGCCACTCGTCAATGACGAATTTCTGATAAATGAGGCTGTCTGCCTCCTGACGGTTCTTGTACGGGTCATCCAGTACAATCAAATCTGCGGGGTTACCTGTTATAGCGCCGCCGATACCTCGGGAAATCATGCCGCCATTTGTGCCTTCTATCTCAAATTCAAGCGCCGAAGCTGAAACCTTTGATAATTCATGTTTGCGAATAATTTTCCCTTTTTCGTCAACTTCATCAAAGAGATTACCGAATTCCTCAACCTTTTGCTTGTTCCTGCGCCCGAACTTGACTGCCAAATCCTCGCCGTATGCAATTTCAATAACGTGGTCATACGGAAACCGCCCCAAATAATAGCTGCCTATTGTCTCAGTTATTACTCGGCTTTTGCCATGCTGTGGAGGAATGGAAACTGTTATACCTTCGTATGGCTCGCCCTTATCGTTTACAAGCTCATTATTAATCAGCTTATCTATACAGTCGCATATATATACCTGAAATCTTGCAATCTTGAATTTTTTGTCATACCTGTGCACATATGCTACATAGTTAGCATATCGGCGCTTAGCCATTTCGCGCTCATATAGCGCATCCCCCATTGCAAGTTCCTCATACAGTTTTTTTAAGCGTTCCTTTACGTTCATGCTATCACCGCTTTGCTTTGCGCTTGAAATATTCGATTTGCAACAGGCGTTTCATGGCTTCTTCCTTTGTCAGATTCGGCTTGGACAGGTTCTTTCCGCTTTCAGACTTCACCTGATATCCTTTTGATGTCTTAACAATCATGTCATATCACCCTCTTTTGAGGCATCTGCTGTAACAGCTTTCAAGGTTCTTCTTGTTTCCGGAGTAATACATGCAAAATCCGTCCGCATTGGGACGGAAGAANCNGCATTTGCCGTTTTTAAACATTGTCTTTTCGTTTATTGGTCTGCCGCGTGGTCTGGTCATAATTATTCCTCCAAAGAGTAAATATCCAAGTTTTTATCATCCAGATAAAAGTCCGCAGATATCTTCCTGCAATCCCCGCCATATTCGGCTATTCGCTCAGGAAGATTCTCATTTACAGCGTCAAACACTAATCCGTGTTGTCTGCACCACTTCACGGCTTGTTCC